CCTTCTTAAAAAAGATAGGCCAGATCCAAGAAGCACCAGCACCAACCCCTACTAAAGAGAAAGACAAGGAGTAATCATGGCCATATTCTTAAACAATGGCGTATCCGTTACGCTAAACAGCGTTGATCTATCAGCGTATGTAACAGCTGTAACTATTAACCAATCCTTTGATGAGCTAGAAGTAACCGCTATGGGCGATACTGCACATAAGTTTGCTAAAGGACTAGAAGCAAGCACAATTACTTTAGACTTCCTAAATGATAATGCTGCTGCAACAGTTATTCCTACATTACGTGCTGCTTATGGCACTACTGTAACATGCGTAATTAAGCAGACAAGTGCTGCCGTATCTGCAACTAACCCTTCATATACTGCATCTGTTTTAATTAACAATCTACAAAATGTGAACGGCGCAGTAGGCGATATTAGCAATCAATCCCTTACACTGACCTGTAACAGCACAGTAGCTGTAGCAGTCGCATAAGGAGTAATAATGGCAAAGCTAAAGATAACAAGGGCTAATGGCGAAGTATCTGAACACAAGATTACGCCAGGTGTCGAGTACGCTTTTGAGTTAAAATATAACGCAGGAATTAGTAAAGTCCTACGTGACCATGAACGGCAGACTGAGATTTACTTCTTAGCGCATGAGTGTTTACGTAGGGCTAACATAACTGTACCTGTGTTTGGTGCAGAGTTTATTGACAGCTTAGAAACTGTCGAGGTATTAGACGAAGAAAAAAAATAGTACAGCGTGATTCTACGCTCTACACGATAGCAAGTTTGTCTGTAGAGCTAGGGATCGCGCCCAGTGAGTTCATTAACATGGACGCAGAAATGTTAAGGGCTATTGTGCAGGTACTTAGCGATAGAGCAAAGGAGATCAAAAATGCCAGCAGTCGAAGTCGTAGGCGTTGAAGATGTCCTAAAGGGCTTAACATTTTTTGATGATGATATGTATGACCGAATTAAAACTGTTCTTGGACCTTTAATGCGTGATGTTGAATCCTCAGCTAAGAGTGATGTGCCTGGTAACGGTGAGATGTTATCTGGCTGGTCTCAGCCTATATCTTCCCCAAATATTAATTACAGACCATTCCCTAAATATGAAGCTGCCATGGTTAAAGGTGGCATAGGTTACAAAGAAGGACAGAACAAAAAATTCAAAAATGGTTTTCAAGTAGAAAACTATGTCTACAATATAAGCGCAGCTGGTCGTATCTATGAGACTGCAGGCCGAGTTAATCCACAAGGTCGGGCGCCATTTACTTCTATCCATGAAGGTGGCGGAGTCGTTGCTTTTGAAAAAGAACAAACTCGTAAAACTAGATCTAGAGCCACACGTTCTTACAATTCAAACAATCCATTTGCAGGGTATCAATTCGTAAGTGCATTAGAACCTTTGACTTCTCAGCCTAAATTACCAGGGTTACGTAGTGGCACACGCAAGACTAAAGGTCGCTTAATTTACAAGGCTTGGGCTAAAAAGAGTCCTGGAATTTATCAAGCAATAGTTAAAACAATAAACACAAAGGCTATAGATTTTAATAAAGCCACAGAAGTTAAGAAGGTCGCATAGTGGCCAATGTAGTCGTCTCGGCATTAGCAACCTGGAATGGTAAAGCTCTTAGAAAAGCCAAGCAAGATGTATCTGTATTCAACAAACAATTACAAGGATTAGCACGTACCTTTGGCGTTGCATTTAGTGCTGCAGCAATAGTCTCATTTAGCAAGAAGGCAGTAAAGGCATTTGCAGAAGATGAACTTGCAGCCAGATCATTAGCTTTACAATTAGAAAACACAGGCAACGCATTTAGGGTTACTGAGGTTGAGGATTACATAAAGAGCTTAGAAAAAACCTATGCAATACTTACGGACTTACGCACACCATTTAAAACATTATTAAATGTTACTGGATCAGTAGATTTAGCACAGCGATCATTAGAGGCTGCATTAAATATTAGCGCAGGTACTGGAGAGAATTTAAACACCGTAGTTGGTGCTATCTCCGCTGGTGTCAGAGGTCAAACAAAAGCAATCAAAGGGTTAAACACTGGTATTGATGAAAGTATAATTGCTACAGGTGACATGAATAAAATCATGGCAGCACTTGAGGCCCGTTTTTCTGGTCAAGCTGCAGCACGTTTAGATACCTATTCAGGCAAGATGGATGTACTCAAAAAGGGTGCAGACGAAGCAACTAAATCTATTGGTAGAGGTTTAGTAGATGCATTAACCATATTAGGTGAAGATAGTTCAGTTGCTGGGTTAGCCACAGACTTTGAAAATATGGGCGACAATATTGCTTATGCCACTGTAGAAATGGCAAAATTGATTAAAAAGTTTAGTGATCTAGTAGCTAATCCATCATTCAAAGCAGGTTTATTAGCTCTAGCTATTGCAAGTAAAAGTCCTAAAGCATTAATTGCTGTTATGGGTATTATCGGCACTAGTGCTATAGGCGGAGCATTAACTAGTCCTAGAACAGTAAGCCCAGAACAAAACTCGGCATTAGCTAGAATTAGAATATTAAATGCACGCATAGAGGCTAAGTTAGCAGGGGCTAAAAAAGTTGAGTATGATTTATTATCAAAAAAGAACGCTTTAGAAAATAAGAATGTAGAAGAATTAAAGAAAAAATTTGACTTAGAGCGCATAGGTTTAAACGCAGCTTTAAACAGTGCAACCGATGAAGAGACTAAATTACGCCTAAAGGCACAGTTAGCAATTTTAGATAATAACGAGGCTTTGGCTAAAAAGTATTTGGCTGAGATGGAAGCAGCAGATGCACTAAAGAAGTTAGCAGCAGAAGCCGCAGCAGCTGGCAAAAGTCTTACAGAGTTTGCTTTAGTTCAAGTTAGATCTCTAATAAATCGAATTAATGCACAAATAGAGTTAATTAACACACAGTTTGGCATACCTTCTGCAGCACCTAAAGTCAGCGCACCTGGCTTACCATCACAGCCAGCTAGTTATTTCCAAGACTTAGCAACTTCATTAGTAGGCTCATCTTCTTATGCGGGTATGAACGTGTCACAAATAGCAACAGAAAGAGCTAGAGAATCTGGCAACAGATCACTAGATGTGAACGTAAGAATTGACTCACCATCTGGTGATAAGTTTGCCCAGTTAGTAGCCGAAAGCATCCAAGTCGCTGGCCGTAGTGGATATAGCACTACTGGCGCAGGCCAATTACCATAATGCCAATACCAGTAATAAATGCAGTAATTAACTTTAGCACTGGGCCATCGTTTGCTCAGGCTATGATATTAGATACAGGCATATTAGACACTAACGTATTAGCAGATTCTGCAGCTGTAATTGTAGATGTATCTAATCAGGTTAACCGCATAGAGACTAACCGAGGCCGTACTGCACTATCAGATCAATTTCAAACAGGGTCATTAACCTTACGCATAACAGATCAGAATGGCGATTTTAATCCGCAGAATGTTACTGGCCCGTATTATAATTTATTAACACCCATGAAAAAGGTGCAGATTACTGCAACCTACTCATCGGTAACTTATCCTATATTTTCAGGATTTATAACAAACTACGTTACTACATACCCTAGTGAATCTGGCGAAGATGTAGCCATAACAACTATCCAAGCTGTAGATGCATTTAGATTAGCGCAGGTAGCCCAGATCAGCACAGTTACAGGTGCTACTGCAGGTGACTTATCAGGCACACGCATAAATCAAATACTAGATCAAATCAGTTGGCCTACATCACAGCGCGACATAGATGCAGGGCTTACTACTTTACAAACAGATCCAGGCACTAACCGCACAGCACTGCAAGCTTTATTTACTGCTAGCGAAAGCGAGTACGGCGCGATTTATGTAGATGCAGATAATAATTTTGTATTTCAAGATAGGAATGTAACCGCTGGATCTATTGGCGGCACACCCACAGTTTTTGCAGATAACGGCACAGGTATAGATTACTTTGATGCTAGTTGGATTCTTAACGATGTGCTTATATTTAACAAAGCCACTATTACTAGGGCAGCAGGCACAGCACAGGTAGCGTCAAATCAAGACAGCATAGACAAGTATTTCTTACACAGCTACTTTTTAGACAACCTGCTTATGCAAACAGATGCCGTAGCCCTAGATTACGCACAGGCTTATGTGGCTAGTAGAGCTGAAACTAGCATCCGAGTAGATTCTATAGTCCTTGACCTATACACAGACAATTACAATACAGGCATTATTGCAGCCCTAGACCTAGATTTCTTTGATCCAATACAGGTTATTACTACACAGCCAGGCGGATCTACTCTAGAGAAAACATTACAGATTTTCGGTGTACGCATGAATATATCACCGAATAGTTGGCGCACCACGTTCACGACATTAGAGCCAGTCATAGACGCATTTATCCTAAATGATACGATTTATGGCACTTTAGACTATAATGTCCTAAGTTACTAAGGGGTATCATGGCAAAACAGACGTTCACAACTGGGCAGGTATTAACAGCTGCACAGATGACTTCACTACAACAAACTGCAATGGGTGGCGGATCTACAACTGCTAAAACCACAAGTTATGTATTGGTAGCAGCCGATGCTGGTACTACTGTTGCTATGAACGCTGCAGGTTCTACAACCATTACAGTTAACACAAGTTTATTTTCAGCTGGTGATTCAGTATTTATACAAAACTGGGGTGCTGGTACATGCACAGTTACTGCTGGCACTGCAACAGTGACTACTCATGGATCACTTGCTTTAGGTCAATGGGAAGGTGGCACATTATATTTTACATCTTCTAGCGCAGCTATATTCTTTGATATAAGTCAAAGTGCTGGCATGACTAACCCAATGACAACAACTGGTGACACAATTTATTCTTCAAGTGGATCTACACCAGCTAGATTAGGAATTGGAAGCACTGGTCAAGTCCTTACTGTGGCATCAGGTTTACCAAGCTGGGCTACACCTGCTGGCGGCGGCGGTAAAGTATTGCAGGTAGTGAGTGCAACTTATTCAACTGCTACAACAATTTCTTCAACCTCATATACTGATACAGGTTTGAGTTTAGCAATTACTCCAACATCAGCCACGAGTAAAGTTTTAGTGTTAATCAATCAACCGCACGCAGTAGTTAGAGATACTAATGCTGTTGGTGGATATTTACAATTATTGCGTGGTAGCACAACAGTATGGGAAGCAATAGATGCTACTTTTACAATTACAGCAAGTTCCACTGATACAGTTTTAGGGTTAGTAAGTAATATTTCATTTTTAGATTCTCCAGCGACTACTTCATCTACTACATACAAAACACAAGGCAAGGCTACTACTACTGCTAATAATGGCAACACTCGTTACCAGTACGACAGTAGGACTTCAAATATAATCTTAATGGAAATAGGTGCATAATGGATAATCATTTAGTAAAAGCAATTAAAAAGTTAAAACCTAATTCAGAATTTTCTTTTATAGAAGATAATTATGCAACTATTAAATGGGACGTGCTAGAGGGTGAAGCACCTACTCAAAAAGAGATAGATGCTGCTATTAAAGAAGTTAAGGCAGATGAGGCACAAGCAGAAGCAACCAAGGCAACTGCTAAGGCGGCAGCCGAAGGTAAATTAGCAGCACTCGGTTTAACTACCGATGATTTACGTGCATTAGGTTTATAGTAAATTAAATGAAGCCATGGCTTTGTTTTGCTGGTGTGCAGTTAAGAGATCAGATTGATACGTGGTACCAAGATCGCCGCACTACCTCTGATGGGTGGCTGGGCGATGCTCGTCATTCCACCAGAAAATCAGATCATAATCCAGATGCAGGATGTGTCAGAGCCATTGATGTGGATTCTCGCTTGGATTCATCCGAAGGGATGTCAATATATTTGGCTGACCAAATCAGGATCTGTGCAAAAACCGATAAGCGCATATCTTACGTAATCCATAATGGAATGATTGCTAGTAAAATACTTAATTTTAAGTGGCGTAAATATTCCGGTTTTAACAAGCACACAAAGCACATACATATTAGCTTTACAAAGTTAGGCGATAAAGATAGCAAGCCGTTTGATATACCACTACTAGGGGGTAACATATGAAAATAAGCAATAAGCAGAAAGCAATACTTAAATCATACTTTAGGGGTGTGTTAGTATCATTCTTAACATTTCTAGCCAGTAATGAGCTAGGTCTAGAACCTGTGGTGTCGGTAGTTATTGCTGCACTTGCAGGCCCAGCAGCTAGGGCTTTAGATAAATCCGACAGCGCCTATGGCCTCGGTGCAGATGAAGCATGACACCTGGCGAGTGGGTAGCATTAGCCGTTGGCGTATGCGCCGTATGTACAAGTTTATTAGTGGCTCTGCGCTGGGTTATTAAATCTTATTTACAAGAGCTTAAACCTAATAGCGGATCTAGTATGAAAGATCAACTTACTAGATTAGAGCAGCGTGTTGATGATCTATATTCCCTGATAGTTAAGCGACAATAATCCTATGGCTGATACAAGGCGTAAGCGTAAAAAGATAAACAGACGCGTGGTGCGTAAGTCACCTGAGCCATTATCTAAACTAGATCAGCATTATATTGCGATGAATGAGATTTACAAGGCTGCACGTAAGGCTGGCTTTAATGAGAGCTGTAGCTTGTATTTTGTATCAGATAGAGCGACTATGCCAGACTGGGTTATTGGTGATGGCGGCATCATACCTAGTATAGATCCAACAGAAGAAGACGAAGATTAAGCGTTGGCTAGTAATCTCAGATTTACAAATTCCATATCATCATGAGCAGGCAGTCAAGAACGTCATTAAACTTGCAAGACGTGAGAAGTTTGATGAGGTTTTATGTGTTGGCGATGAGATCGACTTTCAAACAATTAGCAAATGGGCCGATGGCACACCTTTGGCTTACAGTCAAAGTCTTAACGAAGATCGTGCAGCTACTCAAGACATACTTTGGGATCTTACCGAGTACAGCAAAAAAGCATCGGTAATAAGATCTAACCACACAGACCGTCTTTACAACACATTACTTAAAGCACCTGGTCTTATAGGTTTACCAGAATTGCAATACCCTAAGTTTATGGACTTTGCATCTATGGGCATTGACTATTACAAGACAGCCTATGAGTTTCACCCTGGCTGGGTATTAGCACATGGCGATGAGGGCAGCATGAGCCAGCACGCAGGTATCACAGCCCTTAACCTTGCTAAAAAATGGGGCAAATCGGTCATAGCAGGACATAGCCATAGACTAGGCATGAGTGCCTATACAGAAGCCATAGGAAGCCATTACAGACCCTTATATGGGGTCGAGGTAGGTAATCTAATGGATAGAAAAAAAGCCTCTTATATCCGCTATGGAAGCGCGAATTGGCAGATGGGTATTGCTATACTAGAAGCCGTAGGAAAGACGCTAACACCCACGTTAGTGCCGATCAATAAGGATGGCTCATTTACAGCTCTCGGGCGGTATTACGGGTAACATCGTTACCTAATCGTTATACAAACTACGCCGTAAATAACTTACAAAGTCATACACACATGCGACACTATTGCTATGCCACAAATTGTGGTATGGAAAGTAGGGCTACATGATTGCAACAACAGCACCATGGATAGTGCTTTATAGCGTTCTGGGTTATTTTATTGCTTGGGGCGTTTACGAAACAATTAAAGATAATGCATTCCAGTCAGGTTATTGGAAAGGTCGTAAAGACGGCTTTGACATGCACCGCAGAATGACAGACAGCAAAATCGATGCCAACAACAACTGAGAAGCTATTTGATAATGTCGTCAAAACTATTCATGCGCGAGGGGTCAGTTATGGGCACCCAATTTCTCAGCACAAAAGGATTGCCGAATTGTGGAGTGCATATTTGGGTTATCCAATTCAACCAAACGAAGTTGCAATTTGTATGGCGTTGGTCAAAATCAGCAGACAAGCTGAAGATGCTGCGTACCTTGACAATTACGAAGATGCCATTGCCTACCTTGCAATTGCAAAAAGCATTACAGATGCCATGCAAGACGACACCGATGATTGGAAAGACTAATGGCATTTAACCTGGCAGATTATGAAACAGTCGAGAGCCGACTAGAAAAATGGTGGAAGGATTACCCAGATGGAAGAGTGGCAACAAAGATTGAGCAGGCCACAGACACTAGATACATTGTTAGTGCTGAATTATATAAAACAGAAGCCGATGCGAAACCATGTGCGTCTGGACTTGCTAGTGAAAGCATTTCTGATCGCGGTGTTAATTCAACTTCTGCACTGGAAAACTGCGAGACTTCAGCGATCGGCAGAGCGCTTGCAAACGCGGGTTACGCGGCTAAGGGCAAACGTGCTAGCAGAGAAGAAATGAATAAAGTGGTGCAGTTACAAACTGTGCCACAAACATTTTCTGTAGAGCGCACAGAGCCGTTGCAACTTACTAATGAAGATTGGGTTAAAGCTGCAAATGTAGCAGCACCGAAAGCACCACCAGAGTGCTGTGCTAAAGGCAACACCTTACGCACTGGTCTTAGTAAAACTACACAGAAGCCGTATTACGGCTATGTATGTGTAGATAACATTAAAGAGCATGCAATATGGGCTAAGCAAGATGCCACAGGTGCATGGTTTTTTCCTAAAAGAGAGGAGGAATGATGGGATACATCGAAGTATTAAATGGTTCAGGCTTTACATTACGCATGGAAAACGATAAAGAAAGCCTAAACCTAAGTGCAGATAGATGCGTATCTTGTAATGATGACAGGTTATTACATGATGGTCAGTATTTGGTTTGCTCTCAGTGCCACTGCAGGCAATAAGAAAGGGGATTTTATCACATGTACACAAAGTTTAAGTGTAATGGCTGTGATCGCAAGACCGAGTTCTTATGGCTTGATCAGCTAGAAACGCCTGAAGGATTTAAGGCATATCAGTGTATGGACTGTGGCTGTGTTGGCGTTAAGAATATAGCTGAGGCTTTACACATTCCAGATAGTAACTTAGATAGATGCAAGCAGTGTGGTGGCTGGCAGTTCTTAGGCAGCGGTTGCCACACTTGTGCATTGATAGGAGCTAAATAGTGGATGCTGGTTATGCAGAGACTTGGTTAGACCTTGACGATATTAAAATTTGCACATTGGTCGAAATCCTTGCGTGATTTGACATGCCATGCTACCCTAAAGAAGCGTTCGATCTTAAATCGAAAAGCTGAGTCGCCAGGGGCAAGACTCGGAAGGCGCAGAGTTTGGGCCACCTTATTGTTAATTGCATTTAACTTTATCTTTGTAAAAGATTATTCCGTTGCAGCTGTAAGTAATTACAAACCTACACATTATAAGCAATACATACTAATAACATTAAATGATATAGATGAGACACACTGTTTAGTAGAGCTATATATGTCAGAGTCTAGGCTTAACCCATTAGCACGTAATGGCTCACACTATGGCATACCACAAGGTAGGTCTAAGTATCTAGCAAAGGTAGATGGTACTAAGCAGATAGACTGGGGTATCAAATACAATATGAATAGATATGGATCTATGTGTAAAGCATTAGAACATTACAAGATAAAGGGATGGCATTGAGTCGTAAGGCAATAAGCACAGGTAAGTGGAAGAAGCTACGCATCACCATACTTGACAGAGATGGTTGGCAGTGTGTGCAGTGTGGTAAGCCAGGTGACACAGTGGATCACATTATTCCACGTATAAAGGGTGGTGACATGTGGGCTAGCGATAACTTACAAGTTTTATGCAAGTCATGTAACAGCTCTAAAGGTGGTCGTTTTTTTAGCCACAAGGCGACCCCCCCTGTCTTTTCACAACGTTCTCTCCCTGAGACGGTGCGAACAGTGCCGGATTCA